GACTACTGTCGGCCTGTTCAAATTCATGCTGAAGGTGGCTGAGAGCCCCAAGAAGATACATATCCTATCCGGTCTGGATCTAGGTACGGTGGAGAAAAACATCATCACCAAGGAGCTGGGTATCCTCGATGACTTTGGTGATTTGGTGACCTACTATCGCGGCGGCCGGGGCGAACACTCACTGCCGCACCTCGCATTCCAGACAGACAACGGCTTGAAGATCATCTATGTGCTGGGCTATGACAACAAGACCCGGTGGAAAAAAGCACTGGGCGGTCAGTATGGATGCCTGTACATCGATGAGATCAACATTGCAGATATCGAGTATGTGCGTGAAACTGTCATGCGCTGCGACTATCTGATGGCCACGCTGAACCCTGACGATCCCAATCTTCCGGTATACAAGGAATACATCAACTGCAGCCGTCCGCTTCCGGAATGGGAACATGAAACGCCGGCAGCTCTGCTTGCACAGTTAAATCAGCCTGCAAAGCGCGGCTGGGTCCACTGGTTCTTTTCTTTCGATCACAATCTGGGACTGACACCTATCAAGAAGCAGCAGATCATCAGCAATGTTCCCAAGGGCAGCAAGCTATACAAGAACAAGATACAGGGCCTGCGCGGTCGTGCAACAGGCTTAGTCTTTGACCTCCAGCCTAAGAACATAATCAGCAAGGATGCTCTCAAAGCCAAGATGGAGGATAAAAAGAACCCTCTGCGGTTTGCTTTGTTCACAGCAGGACTGGACACGGCCTACAGCCAGCAGTCACCGGACACCTTCGCTTTTACCTTCTGCGGCATTACCACCTGCAAGAAGCTTATTGTGCTGGACACGGTGACCTACAACAACCGGGATCTGCAAACGCCACTGACCCCCAGCGACCTGCCGCACCGGTATGAACAGTTCCTTGAGGTTAACCGGTCCCGGTGGGGTTTCTCCAAGGACAACTTCATTGATTCCGCAGATCAGGCAACGATCCTGGAGTGCCAGAAGTACAAGCGGCAGACTGGCAGCATATACAACTTCCTTGCAGCGTGGAAGAAAATGAAAATCATTGACCGCATACAGCTGCAGTCTGGCTGGATGGCGCACGGTGACTTTCTGATCCTTGATACCTGTACACCACTGCTGGAGGAACTGGACCTGTATAGCTGGAAGGAAGATAAGTACGAGCCGGAAGACGGCAACGATCACTGCATTAACAGCTGCCAGTATGCTTGGCTGCCCTTCAAGGATAAGATCGGAGGAATCAACAAATGAGAATCATGGAGAGGGTGAAAAGTATGATTCGCAACTGGCTGGAAATTCAGCCGGCAAGTGCAAAAGGCTTCACGATCCGGGAGCCGGTTAGTTTTGAAACCAATGTTATGCGGAACCGCATTTGGTACCGTGGCGATGCTTCCGAGCTGGATCAGCTGTTCAAAGCACTGGCAGAGGATACTGTGTGCAACGCTCGCTTCTGGGCAGCAGCACCGCAGGATGAAACCATCCGCAAGGCACACAGCGGCCTACCCGGTATCATCGTAGATACCTTCGTTGCACTGGTTGCAGCTGACCTTGATGATATCGACTTTGACAACGATGATCACGCCAAGGGTGAATGGGAGCGGATTGCAAAAGAAAACAAGCTTCCTGCGCTGATCAGTTCCGCAATTGCTGAAACGCTAGTCACAGGCGATGGTGCTTTTAAGCTGAACATGGATACTGATGTTTCCCCCAGTCCCATTTTGGAATACTGGGGTGCAGATAGTGTGGAGTATGTTTACAGCCACGGCCGTGTGCAGGAGATCCATTTCATTTCCCCTGTGGGAGATCGTGGCAGGATCCTGAAAGAGATCTATAAACCCGGCAGTGTTACATACAAGCTGATGCAGAACGACAAGGAGCTTCCTTTGGAAGCAGAGGAAAGCACAGCAGACCTTCAACCTGTGGAATTTGATGGCGACTTTATGTTAGCGGTACCTATGCGTTTCTGGCCATCCTCTCGATGGAGAGGGCGTGGGCAATCCATTTTTGACCGTAAAACAGACGCTTTCGATGCACATGATGAGGTGATCAGTCAGTGGATGGATGCTGTCCGGTCCGGCAGAGTGCAGAAGTACATCCCCGAAGATCTGATTCCCCGGAATGAAAATACCGGCGAACTGCGGATGCCCAACAGTTTCGGTACCACCTTTGTCAAGATTGCCAGCAGCAACAAAGAAAATGCCAACGATAAGATCGACACCACGCAACCGGAAATTCGGTATGAAGCCTTCTTGGCCAGCTATACTGCCACCCTGAATATGTGCCTGCAGGGCATTATGAGCCCAGCTACGCTCGGTATCGATGTGGGTAAGATGTCCAGCGCGGAAGCCCAGAGAGAAAAGAAGGATGTCACCGGTATTACCCGGAACGCAATCACAAGTGCCCTGGAGGAAGCTCTGCCTAAGGTAGCACAGATCACTTTGGCAGCCCAAGATATTCTCCGTGGCAATACTCCTGGTGTCTACAATGCCACTGTGACCTTCGGTGAGTATGGTGCCCCTGACTTTGATAGCCGTGTGCAAACTGTCGGCAGTGCGGCCGGCAGTGGTGTTATGAGCATTGAAGCACAGGTAGATGAACTGTGGGGATCCTCCAAGGATGATGAGTGGAAGGAACAGGAAGTTGCCCGGATTCGTTATGAACGCGGCATTACCGAGCTCCCTGAACCTGATGTCGGTACCGGAGTATGACAATTCAAGAGATTGTTGACCTCTTTGAACAGCTGGAGCTTCACCTAATCAATTCTCTCAAGCGCAATCTGATGCGGCACCGGCGACAAGAGCAGGACGAAGGCGGTAAAGACGGTGTCCCGGAAAACTGGGAAGCATGGCAATCTGCAAAGCTACGGGATGTGCGCCGATTTCGCCGCGAGAATGAAAAGATCCTCGGTGAGTATATGCCTACCATCGAGGAAGAAACCGAAAAGGTTCTGCAGGAGCAATACGCAGAAGGCGGCGCTGATAGCTTCTTTGGATCCTCGGATCCAAAATTGAAGTCGCTGATCCACGAAATGCAGAATAACGAAGTCCGGGTGAAGCAAGGGTGCCTGCGGTACATGAACGATGTGTACCGCAAGACCATTCTCCGGACTGCTACCGCTATGAATGCCGGTGGAATGAGCCTGCACAAGGCTGTGGACGAAGCTACAGAGGATTTTCTTGCACAGGGTATCCGCTGTATTCGGTACTCCAACGGCAGGCTTGTGAACATAGCTACCTATGCTGAGATGGCTCTGCGTACCTGCAACACCCGTGCAATGCTCATGGGTGAAGCGAAACAACGTGAACGGATGGGTATTGATACTGTTCTTGTCAGTCAGTATGGTGCCTGCTCCGACACTTGCCTTCCTTGGCAGGGGCGCGTGTACATTGATGATGTGTTCCAGACCTATAACGGTCCCCGCACTGGCAGCTTCGGTATCAGCCGGAACGGCAGGCAGTACATGCTGCTTTCAGTGGCCATCAAAGCTGGTCTGTTCCATCCCAACTGCCGGCACACGATCACTACATGGATCGAGGGCGTTTCTACAATGCCCAAGCCTATGGATGCAAAAGAGATCGAGCGCATTAACAAGCTGGAGAAGACCCAGCGAGCCTTGGAGCGGAAGGTCCGGAAAGCTAAGCGGCAAGCTGAGGGTCTCACAGATCCGGAAGCACAAAAAGCCGCAAATGCAAAGGTTCGTGAAGTACAGGCTGAATTGCGGGAATTTGTTAAGAAGAACGGCGATGTGCTGCGGCGGGATCCTTGGCGTGAGCGTAACGACCTTGCACGGCCAAAGAAAACTATACCGGAAGATACCAAGACAGAAATACCGAAGGTGGAAGCAGATACCAGCTCAAAGCTGTATAAGACTGCTGCAGATGCTGCACAGACTGAGAAACCTCCCGTTGAGCCTGCACCTGAGACTGCCGCATCGGCCCCGAAGGCTGCTGCGCCCATTGCTGGGGAAGATGTTTCCGCAGAATATGCAGAACGGGCAACTCCGGGTGAAGGTACCATCACGCAAGATGATGGCTATGACACCGATCGCCATACCGAAGAAACAAAAATAGCCGAATGGCTCCGCTCTAAATTTGGCGGCGACATCCGGCTGTTAAATGAATCGAAGGTTGACCACGAGAAGAGAGCTGATCTCTTGTGGAGAGGTAAGTTGTGGGATCTGAAGACCGCCAGCACAGAAAAAGCTGCTAACACCGCTATAAAGCGCGGTTTGCAGCAGATTCGACCAAACCCCGGCGGAATTATTCTTGATTACAAGGATATTGAAATCTCTATGGATCTTCTCAAGCAGGTAATCGACAAGAGAATGGAGTGGCTTTCCGAAGGTGAAACGGTTGACATCATGATTGTCCGAAATGGCGAAGTAGTCAAAGTGCTGAGGTACAAAAAATGAGACACCCCCCCGCCAAATAGCGAAGGAATGCCTCACTGTTATTATATCGCAAAATATCAACCTGTCAACCCCTATCAGTAAACATACTCGCTTCAGCGGGTTTATGTTATACAAATCTCACAGAAAGGATGAAAAAAACAATGAGCAAGTCTAAGAAGACTCCCGAGCAGGAAGAAGAGACTAAGGGCAAGGCTCCGGCCGCACCCGAGGAAGATCCGAAGCCTGCAGAGGAAACTCCCAAGGACAATCCGTCCGAAGAGAAGCCCGCTGAGGAAAAACCCGAAGATAAGGGCGGCTCGGAGGAAAAGCCTGCGGAGGAAAAACCGGAGGATGCTGAGGATCCCAAGAAGGACGAAGAGACCCCCGAAGATAAGGAACAGCCCAAGGACGATCCCGAAAAAGCTCCGGCTGCTGCTCCTACCAATGAGGTCTCCGAGCGTGAAGCACAGCTGCAGACAGAGCTTTTGGAAGCACGTGGCCAGTTGGCTGCCTATGCCGCAGGTGTGGATCCTTCCAAGGTTGGCGATGCGGTGATCCTGGCAACTGCGGAAGCCCAGAAGGAAGGCGATCTCACAGAAGCCGGTGTTACCAAGGCTATGGCCAATGTTCTCAAGCGGCACCCTGAGTGGAAAGCTTCCGGTGGTGACGGCAAGAAGTCCGGCTCCGGTGGCTTCAAACTGGGTGCAGACCCCGACAAGGCCGGCAACGGCAAGAAGTCCGGTGGCAAGTCCAACGGCAACACCAAGCGGTGGAACCGCTATAAGTAAATCACGTCAAGAAAGGATGAATGAACTATGCCTAATGTTGTAAACTACGCAGAAAAGTGGGAGCCTGAGCTGCTGGAGATCATCAACCAGAACACTCTGTGCACCCCTTTCATTACCGACAATGTCCGCTTCCTGGACGCAAAGACCTTCCACTTCACCAGCATGGCCACCTCCGGCTTCAAGAGCCATAGCCGGAACGGCGGTTGGAACCGTGGTAAGTTCACCCAGACCGACCACCCCTTCACTCTAGATCACGACCGTGATATCGAGTTCCTGGTGGATAAGGCCGATGTGGATGAGAGCAACCAGACCGCTTCCATTCAGAACATTGCCCACACCTTCACCCAGACCCAGTCTGCACCCGAGAAGGATGCTCTGTTCTTCTCCAAGGTTGCAACTACCGCAAAAGCGCTGGAAGGCTATCATAGCTCTACTGCTGCCGGTGATTGGACCAAGGAGAATGTCTATCCCAAGCTGAAGGCAATGCTGGGTGCAGGCAAGCTGAAGCTGTACAAGTCCAAGGGTGCACTGATCACCTATGTTGCCAGCTACATCATGGATCTGCTGGAGCAGAGCACCGACTTCACCCGCTCCATCGAGGTCACTGCTGTTGCTGACGGTGGTACCGGTCTGGAGACTCGTATCACCGACATCGATGGTGTTCCTGTCATGGAAGTCATCGACGATGAATCCTTCTACGATGCCTTCAACTTCGATTCCGAGGATGGTGGTTTCGTGCCTGCTGCCGGTGCTCACAAGATCAATGTGCTGATTGCCACTCCTGTCACCACCAAGCTGGTGCCCAAGATCAGCTCTGTGTACTACTTCAATCCCGGTTCCCATACCGAGGGCGACGGCTATCTGTACCAGGAGCGCGAACTGTCTGGTGTGTTCACCTTCCCCAACGGTAAGACCGGTAAGGTCGACAGTGTCTATGTCGACACCGATACCGAGGCGGTGGCCTAATGGCTTCTTACGCCGACATCAACGACTATGTCGATCTGTGTTTGGGGAATTACCAATCCATCGCTGATGGTAGTCTGTTTGAGTTGGCAAGCGATGCTGTTGATGCTCTCTGCTATGGGCGGATTCGCAAGATTGGCTTTGACAATCTGACGAAATTTCAGCAAGAGAAGGTTAAGAAAGCCGTGTGCTTGCACGTTTCTTTCCTGTCCACCTATGGTGAACTGCTGAACAGCCCTCTTTCCAGCTACGGTATCAACGGCGTGAGCATGAGTTTTGATGCGGCAAAGGTGGTAACACAGGGCAATGTTACCACCAACCAGGCAGTCATGCAGCAGTTGAGGCAGTCGGGTCTTGCAACCCGACTGATCCCCTGATGTGGCCGTGCTTGGTGCCACCGGGAGTGTGTAACACCCCTTGCAAGGTCGTTTTGACCGCAGGTGAAGGTGAAGATTGCGCTCCTGTTGTGGTTGCAACTCTCAAACTCAAATGCAACTGGCAGGATGCCCCACGGCAGGTGTTGGATGCAGAACGACGGCTGATACAGCTTGGCGGTGTTGCACTTTTTACCGGCGATATCGCACCAAAGGTTGATGTGCTTGCAGGTACTGTAGAAATCTACAGCACCACATGGACCATCCATAGAGGAACAAAGTGCCGCAATCCTGATGGATCTGTGAATTACACGAAGCTGGAGCTGATGTAAAATGCCAAGTGCAGAGCTGAAGTTAAATCTATCGGCTTTGGATGGCCTTCGCCGTGAAGCCATGGATGCCGCTCTGGAAGCGGTATCTGCTTTGCGCGGTGAGGTCGTTACTGCGCAGGTAATGCCCTTTGATACCGGCGATATGCAGAATAACAGCACCTCCGTTCAGCAGCGGGTAAAGGGCGACGATATACACACCATGCTTTTTACCGATACGCCCTATGCCAGGAAGCTGTACCACCATCCGGAATACAACTTCCAGACAACCAACAATCCAAATGCCCAAGGGAAGTGGCTTTCGCCCTGGCTCCCCGGTGGAGCAAATGAAAGCTTTTTGCTCGATACATACCATCTCAAGCTGAGAGCGAGGTTAAACAAATGATCACTGAACAGGTGAAAAACTGGATTAAGGCACAAGCACCGGATTATGCTGACTGCATCCGCTTGGGTGCTGTCGATGCAAATGCAGAGCATTTTCTGGGTGTGTTCCCCGGTAATCCTACCGGCCGGATGCACATTGCCCTCGGTGGCACTGATTGTTCCCGGTATGACACCCTGTATGTCCGTTTGCTGCTTCGCTGGGGAAAGAGCCAGGTAACTGCAGAGAAGCAGGCACAGGCACTCTGGAAGCTGTTCTACGGCCTCACAAACGCCGATATGGACGGTGCTACAGTTTCCTTTGTTGATCCCGGCTCTGGCCCTGTGCCTATGGGACGGGGCGGAGATGGCGTGTTTGAGTACACCATCAATCTTACTATCACCTACATGAAGGAGTGAAATGAATGACCGGCGTGTACCCTGTTTTTAAGAACAAGTTCAAGATCGGAGACAGTGCCGAAAATGTGAACACCATTGCCGAAATGGAAAACTTCTCTGTTTCCATCGATGGTAACGTGGAAGAGTGGAGCCCCATGGAAGCCGAAGGCTGGCTGAAGCGCATGGTAACTGGCAAGGCTCTGACCATCTCCCTGTCCGGCAAGCGCTGTGTCGGTGATGCTGGCAATGACTACATTGCTGAGAAGGCATGGAAGACCGGCGCAGACTGCGAAGGCCACTTTGAGTGGGAGTTCCCCAGCGGCGCAAAGCTGACCTTCCCCTGTGTGGTTAGCGTTACCAACCCCGGCAGCGGTGAAAGCCGTAATGTGGCTGCTCTGGAAGTGGACATCATGTCCAACGGAAAGCCCGAATACACCCCCGCTGCTGCGTAAGGCAGTTCCATATTTTTACACTATGCCCCCACCCCTGGGCGGGGTGGGGGTTTCTCGTGAAAGGAGAAATTAACTATGGGTAAGATGTACACCCTCGATAACAAACTGTTGACCGAAACCTCCGAGATCCGTATTGGTGACAAGGTCTATCCTGTCGATGATCGGGTCAAGACCGTCAAGAAGATCCAGGAGATATCTAAAAACATTTCCGATGATCCCTACGGCAGCATTTCCGAGGCTTTGACACTCGCTCTGGGTCCCAAGGCCGCAAAGGAGATCGACGATATGAATATGCCCCACAAGGCATATCAGCGGATGTTTGAGCTGGTTATGGCAGCGGTCACCGGCGAAGATGCCGATGTAATCGCTGACCGATTTCAGGACAAAGAGAAATAATATCCAAGATGCTGCCTACGATCAGGATTATGACAAAGTCCTGATCGAGCAGAGCATTGCCACCCAATATGGGATCCTTCCGAGCCAGCAGGGAGATCTGTCGTACTCGGAATGGTCCAAATTGGTCAGCGGCTTGATGGACGATACTCCGTTGGGGCGTGTGGTGGCAGTACGAACAGAAACAGATCAGAAGGTTATTTCCCAATTCTCTCCGTGGCAGCGACAGATCCGGGCAGACTGGAATGCCTTTAAGGCAAAGAGAATGTCGCAGCAGTCCACAGAGGATATGGAACAGCAGATGAAACAGCTGGAGAGAATGCTCGCAAGTGCGTTTGGAGGTGGTAAGAGTGGCTGATGGAAGTGTAGGTTCGGTATTTCTTGATCTTGTGGTCAGGGATACTATCGATAAACAGGTATCGGACCTAAGTAGCAAGGCTACTGCAAGCGCAAAAAAATCATTCTCCGGCATGGAGACGGCAATCGGTTCTATTGTAAACAAAGCAATTAGCAAGGTCGCCAAACTGGGCGATACCATTGCGAATGGGCCTGCGCGAGCAATGGAGCGAGCTGCCGGCAAAATGCAAACTTCCACCAAAAGGGCTTTTCAGTCCGTTTCCAACAGCGCAGCCAGCTGTGGGCAGAAGGTGGAAAGTTCTATCGAGAGATCTTTCAGTAAATCAGTTGCTAACGCACAGGCAAAAGTAGATGAATTAGAACGAGCACTTGAAACTGTAAATTCTGATTTAGATAAATTTGCTAAAAGCGGAATCACCCCTACAAACAGTAAGGAAGCAAATGCTCTTGTTGCTGAGCAGGAACGGCTATATGAGCGACTTGAAGCAGCAAAGAAACGCCTTTCCATCGAGAATCAAGCTGCAGCACAGAAAGAAGCGGCCGCCCAGCAAAAGGCCGCACAAGCCGCTGCAAAGGCTCACGAGCAGTCTGCCGCTCGTATGAAGAATGCGTTCTCCAAAGCTTTTTCCGGTGCAAAGAAAATGGCTGGCGGTTTTGGTAAGGCCGTAACCGGCATTAAGAGCAAGCTTTCCTCTGCAGGCAAGTCTGCGGGCCGTTTTGGCACCAGGTTGAAAAGCATCATTTCCGGAGCGCTGGTGTTTAACCTGTTGAGCTCTGCGCTGCGGAAAATGACTGACTATCTAGGCACCGCTGTCAGTTCTTCCTCGGAAATGAAGGATGCACTTGCCAACCTAAAGGGTGCGGCTATGACAGCTGCACAGCCTATTGTGGAAATGCTCACACCGGCACTCACGGCTCTGGCCAACGGTGCTGCTACAGTCCTTTCGTACTTAACCCGGCTGATCTCTTTCTTTACCGGAAAAACAGTGTCTTCCATGTCCAGTGCCGCAAAGAAGATCCAAGGCACTGCCGGCGCTGCCAAGAAGGCTATGGCCAGCCTTGCTGGTTTCGATGAGATCCAGAAGCTTGACAGCAACGACAGTTCCGGTGGTGGCGGTGGTGCTGCTGAGGTACAGCCTAACTTTGATTTCCAAGGGCAAAGTTCTTTCCTCGATTCTGTTATGGAATCCGTCAAGGCAGGCAACTGGGGCGATGTAGGTGCGCTTCTGTCCAAGAAACTGAACAGCTGCTTGAATTCTATCAACTGGCCCAATATCCAGAAGAAAGCATCTTCCTGGATCTCCGGTTTGGTGGAAGGTATCAACGGCTTTGTCCAGAATCTGGACTGGGGTGCTGTAGGATCCACAATCGGAGAATCCCTCAATACACTCATTACCTCTGTTGGTACCTTCTTTGCCAACATGGACTGGACTTCTCTAGGTAGTGGTATCGGCGAAGGTATTACCAGTATCTTCACCAGTATCAACTGGGAGCAGTATAAACAGTCCCTGACGGAAGGATTTAACGGCATTTTAGAGCTGGTGTCCGGATTTGCATCCGGATTCGCACCGTTGCAAGGTATTGACTTCTCTGCCGCCACGGAATCCCTGCAAGGGCTTTGGCAATCTGTATGGGATTTCGCAGAGCTGGTAGGAGGTGCCTTGGCGGAAGTCTACAACACCGTGCTGAAGCCTATCCTCAAGTGGGCCATCGAAGATGCGGTACCTGCATCGGTCGATGTGTTCACTGCCGCATTCGATGCATTATCTGCCATCCTCAAGCCTGTCATGGAAGGCCTAGACGGACTTATGGCTGGACTTGAGCCTGTCATTGCATTCATCGAAGATGTTGCTATGATCGCTCTGGAAGGCCTGAAAGAAATCTTTGAGAAGGTCGGACAGGTGTTCACCGAAAAGGGCGGCAAAGTGCAGGAGATCGTTTCCGGTATCGGTGATATCATTGCTGCTGTCTGGAAGCTGATTGAGCCTATTATGGTCGCACTGAAAGAAACTGTCGGTGCTGTGTTCAGCTTCATCGGTGATATTGTGGGTACCGCCATCGGCTTGGTAATCGATGTACTGGGCGGCCTGATTGACTTTGTTGCCGGAGTATTCACTGGCGACTGGGGCAGAGCCTGGGACGGAATTGTCGGCATTTTCAACGGCATTGTCGATGCCATTAAGGGCACCATCAACAGTGTTATCGGTTTTATCAATGGTCTGATTTCCGGTGTGTGTTCCGGTATCAATACCATCATCAAAGCAATGAACAAGCTGAAATGGGATGTGCCTGACTGGGTACCTGTTCTGGGTGGTAAGACCTTCGGCTTTAACCTGAAGACCATCACTGCTCCCCAGATCCCCATGCTTGCCAACGGTGGCGTTATCACGCAGCCAACCCTCGCTATGATGGGTGAGTATTCAGGCGCAAGCCATAACCCCGAGATCGTAGCTCCTCAGTCCATCATCGAGCAGACACTAGCTAAAGCTATGGCCAGTCATTACGGCGACATGGTCCAGTGCTTTGAAGCTGTTGTAGATGTACTGAAAGAAATTCTGGAAGCTATATATGGTGTAAATACAGGTATAGATAGCAGAAGATTGTACGATATGTGGGAAGAAGAGAATAGAAAGAGGGCTGTAATGCAAGGAGGAGGGTGGTTGTGAAAAGAGAATTTTGCTATGAATACCTCATTGATGGAAAACCGTTACTAGCTCCTGATATGAATGTTAATATCACAGAAAATGACTTAGATAGTCCTGCAAGCGGCAGAGACGAAGCTGGATATATGCATCGCATAATTATCCGATCAGCTGTGAAAACATGGGAATTTGTTTATGCGGTTCTTGACGCTGAGGATTACACATATATACAAGATCTGTTTAAAGGAAAAGCAACTTTCATTTTTGAGTACAGGAATCCGGATGGGTCTGTATCTTCCACACATGCTTACACATCAAAACGGAGCATCACCCTGCGAGACTACGCTACTGGGGGGTATAAGAACCTCAAATTCAACATCATCGAATGTTAGGAAGGAAGTGTTTTCTGTTGTGCAATAGTAAGAAATGCCCCTGCCGAGGATGCAATCTTGCCCGCACTGACTTTGCGTGTGATACCTGCGAACGGTTCCCACGGTGGTTCCTGAAAGCGTGGAAAGATATCAACCGCTTTGCGTGGTATGCTATGGACCTTCGTGGCAAGAGAGAACACTTCCAGTATGAGCTTCCACACGAACGGCCGGTGATGGACAAAGATCCCTGCTTGGAATGTCCT